CGAAGGCCAGTACATGTCAAAACGAGTGGACCGAGAAAACATGCGATGCAAGCCCTGCTGATAATTCAAGTCGGCGTGAACACAAACAAGACACATCAAAATACCGTGCTCAGTAAACGACTTCACAAAACCAGAGCCACCGACGGTCACAGTACCGACGGCCGCCAGCCGGCCGAGCGCATTCGAACCGGATGTCGCGGAAGTCTGTGCCACGGGCTGAACGACGATGGGAGTAACACCGCCCCCGAGGTATTCCGGGCGCTGGAGACGAGCATCGGGAGAAACAACCCCGAAGTGACTCCGAACAATTTCCGTGTAACGAGTACCGCCTCGAGCATCACGCTCATAAAACTTCTGAATCTGAAACGCATTACGAATTGCATTCACCGTAAAAGCAGAAACAGACGACAAATCAGCAAAAATAGCTGGATAAGCCGAAGAAGCCGCAGTTCCCTTGATGTCAAACTGAGCATTTCCAGACGTTCCGACATTCTGAGCAAACGGATAGTTAGTTGCCTGACCCGTTGAGTCGAAACCGGCCTGGTTCGTATTATCGAACGTCTGCGTCCTCTTACTGATACCCGTAACCGGCGCATTTCCAGACAGAGCAATTGACGCTGCAGTCCCTTTCTGGACAAAAGGTAGACACGACGTAAAGTAATCGTGACGCTTCCCACGCTTACGCAAAACATAATTCGAGGCGGTGTCTGGTCCGTCACCTGTGTCAACCGTAACTGAATCTTGCAAATTTTCATCGCGAAACCATTCGTTATAAATGAGATTGTAGGCGCGGTGACCTAAAGAAACACAATTCGACAACGTCGCACCGCCACCAAGTGGAGGGATTCCAAAATAATCATGCAAAGACTCTGCAGCCGGCGTGAACGCCGAAAAAACCGGGAGAGTATAAGAAATAGACGACGCCGGCGTCTCCTGTTCTCCCATAAACTTCTTAAAATTTGACCAAACCAAACGATGAGGAACAAAAAACCAAAAACTCGACATCCAAAGATTGTCCTGAAAAGGAACAATCGGCGTGCTGAGACGCGCAAAAAAAGTGCCGGCTACATTCATAGTGTCACCGGGCAAAATGTCGAGATCCAACAAAACGGGAATTAAATATCCTGAATCAAAAGCTGTCTTGTGACCGTGAGTCCGATTAAAAATGGAACGCGGAATCTCCGCTTTCGGAACCATCGAAAAATCATGCTTCATAACGGAGTGGGGGACGGGGTTAATAAACATATCAGCTCCTCTCAAAAAAAAAGCGGGGGATTTCTCCCCCGCTCGAGTTAACGAACTACTTCAAGTTTTGGATTCGAATCTGACTTCTTAAATTCAACCGCAAGACCCAACGAAATTTTTGTCTCAAACATCTTAATCTCGCCGGTCCGTGTGTCCCACGTGCCGATCTCGAACAACGTAAAATCCGCAGGCCACTTGCAAAAATCTTGCTGCGGGTCATTACACGCTTGTTCAAAACCTCTAATCGCAGCTGCGCGATTGGGACAAAAAAACGGCTGAGAACCGAAATGCTCAGCCTTTGAATCATAGACACAATAAATTTTCGAGAGATACGCGCTCTTGTCACCTTTACAATCAACTCCGTTATTATCCATCTTCTAGACTCCTTTTTAGTTGTGAGAATTGAGCTAACTTTACGTTTTCCTTAACTTCTAATCGCTCCGGGGTATTGTCGTCACGCCTGAGACGCGCCTCAGACTTTCTCCTACGCTTAATATCGGCAAACTCCGCTGGATTAGTTAGCTCATAAAGACTACCATAGAAGCGGGGCGCTTTCAACTTAAAACCACGCATAACAACTTCGTCGGAGGGAAAAACATCATCATGAAACTTCTTAAACCACGCAGCACCAATACCAGGCCGGCGGGACATTGTCGTATACTCGGGCCGTCTGTCACCATACCATCCCGCCGCATTTTCACCTGTAACTTTCTTGGTAATGTACCGCGCAACATACGCAGCCGATTCGAAAGTGACGGTACCAATTTCGTGTGTCCCAAACGGCCACAAACGAGCAAGATATTCTGACCAGTACACTTTCATGCCGGCATCACGCAAACGCTTCGCTCTCTTTGCGTCCCAGGGGTGAAACTCGACTTTGTCGGGAAAATCAAATCCAAAAATTACTGCGTGATAATGGGGACGTTCATACTTCTCCCCATACTCCCCACAATGAAAAAATCTAATCTGACGGACCTTGAACTGTTCAAGTGGTCCGATCTTATTCCAAACAAATTGTTTCCTGAAACGTTTAAAGAAATCTTGAAAGTCCTTGAGAACCAAGGACGCATTAGCCGGCAGACACGCCGGCGCATAGGTAAGAGTGATGAAACAATTATCTTCGTGCTGTGAGGCTTCGTGCACGCAGCGAATAGCCCACTGACGAGAACGTTCTAGACGGCAGCCAATGCACTGACCGCACGCCAACTCCTGAACAGGAGCGCCAACATACGGAAGCGAAAAAACTATCGAACGTTTACCAGACGGATTCTTGCCGAGCGCGCGATAACCCTGCAGGGGGTGATAGCACGGCAAAGTGAAATCCTCCGGTTAAAGACGAATTCCGCCTCGCATTGGACCGCTCACGTAGGAATTCTTAGGGTGAACTCGGTTATGATCTGCAGTCCGCGTGAACAACTTCTTGCTGTGACCCATCGACATGCGTCTTCTGTGCTTCATTGTTAGCCTGCCTTTCGTGAGGACATAACATGTCCTGTGAATGATAAAACTTACGCTCGTAAACATCGCACTTCATTACAAACCGCTTCACAAACTCCAAAGGCGGGACGTACTCCGGTCGCTGCCGGCAGTGACCGACCGCCTCTGGAAAAGCAATGCACACATTGCAAAGGGTCTTACCCTTTAAATCCTGCAAACTGCCACCTCCGGTGTCAGTCCGACCAGTTACAACAAGATAGGGTCTGGTCGGCCCGACTTACTCGGGTTTACGCGTTCCCGTTGCCGGGTCCGCAGGCTTGCCGGGTTTCCCGGCTTTAATATCGTCCTCAATGCGCTTCGCTTGCGCTTCCGCTGCAATTTCAGCCTTCTTCTTAGTGCCAGGCTTAGCGAGGCCCATATCGATAATTTCGTCGCGATTATCCTCATTCGTGACGAAAGCCAAAAACTCTGCCGGCGAGTTGTTAAAACGCATGCGAGTTTTGGCGTCAAGCGCGAGGAATTGCTCCTCGGCCTTCATGACAATATTTAGCGCCTCCTGAAACTGAGGCGCTTCTGAAAAATCACCATACTGAGGATTATCCAAAATCATCTGAGGCAAAAGTCCCGTCTTCTCATAACGGGACATAATGACATTCAAATCACAATCCTTTGCGTCTGCCTGCTTCGTCTTGCCTTTGTCGCCGGCAAAAGAAATGCCGGCGCCGGCGGCGCCTTTAAACGGTTCAACATACGGTTCATCCCAATTCCGAGCTTTAGACATAAAACCTCCAAGTTAATTGTTTAACCACTGAGCAAACTTCGCACCAAGAGCGATAGGACCAGAACCTTTAACGGTCTTCTTAATTTGATTCGCCAAAGAAATTGCAGACGAAACGGGAGCACGAAAAAAACCGGGAACGGAAATTTGACCTTTCAAATTATCCGTCTCAGCGTTCGTCTTGCGAATCAATGCGGAATTCACCGCCATATCCGAAAGAGTTTTCATCATTGCAAACTTCATTTCGGAAGACTGCTTCTGCTCAGATTCAACATGTGCAAGACCAACACCACCAGGAACCGGCGCTCCATTCGTCGCCGACAAAATAGGATTCAAGCCGGCGTCGCGCAGGTCCTGGACCTCCCACTGATGACGATGACGATACTGATTCTCCTGAATCGCTGCCTGATGGTCCATCAGCTCGATATTCTGCTGATTGGCGGCAGCTTGTCCCGCTTGCGCGGACCGAGCAGAACTAAAACCGTTAAATAACGAAACGCCGGCAGACGCGATTGTAGCAAGCGTGAGCGGGTCCATTAGTAACGCTCCTTCTTAATCTGGCGATGCGTCAAAAACGTGTACACGGTATTCAAAACCAAAATCGACAACTCTAAAACAGTATCCCAATGCATAAACACCTCCACTTCGCTTCGCTTCGTGTGCGGGCCGGCGAGACATACCGCCGGCTCCGCTAATTTAAAGCAAAAACAAAACGATCACACGATAAAGGACCATAGTAAGAAACAACAAACCAACATCCAATAACGTGCGTAGTAACAAACATTGCTTAGAACCGATCAATAAACCCAGGGATACCATACGTAGGCATGCACCGGGCGTGCTTAATATCAAAAACAGAATCAAAGAAAAACTGAGGCTCAGTGTTCACCGCCACAACTCGATCGACAGGAGGAGCTTCCTTGATAAACGTATCTCCCAACGTCGGAAGAGAAGTGAATTTCTGTGCCAAGTGCCAATAATCCAAAGGCGTCGAATAAGTCGAACGCATCTTGCCGGAGATACGATTCTGCCCATAGCGATACTCAGCATAACGCTCCTGATAGCCGAACGTCGCGGCGTCGGCAGTAGCATCTGCAGAACCCTGCAGATAAATTTCCTTATTCAAAACAGCTTGCTCTCCGAGATGAGCAAACGAAGGCCAGTACATGTCAAAACGAGTGGACCGAGAAAACATGCGATGCAAGCCCTGCTGATAATTCAAGTCGGCGTGAACACAAACAAGACACATCAA